CGTATAAACATGGTCGCGGCCGTCGACGCGCAGATCGGTAGCGTAGAGTCTCCGTCCCTGGCGAGGCTCGCCGATGGTCGCAAAGCAGCGGGAGGAAACCGGATCCACCAGGTAGTGAAGATAGAGCCGGTCTCCGCCACCGTCGAGCGAAGGCGCTTCGATCCAGATCAGTTCCATTAGAGATAAAATCCCCGGCCTTCGTTAAACGCCCTCACCAGGCGCCCCAGATAGTTGAAAAGAAATTTCACTTTAGGCTCCTGCCAGTCCGGGCGGCACGTAAGAGCGCAGCTCGCTCGACGGACTGGATCCATCGAGGCCGTAAATCTTGAGCTTGGCCACGGATCCCTTTTTCAGCTTCACGGCGCCGCTGCGGCCGGATTTGGTTCCGAGCCCATGAATCAGCTCGAACAGATCGGCGAGGGTGGGGTTCGATCCGATCACAACGACCTGATAGTCGTCCGGATCGCCGCCCTGGCTGTCGACCCAGTCCTTGATGTCGCCGAGAACTTTATGGGCGTCGCCTTTGACGCCAAGATTCTGATCCTGGACCACGTCGGTGGTCTCAAGCCCGAAAAAGCTGCGGGCGATCTCGCCTGCCTGCATGTTGCGCGTCTCGGGTCCGACGAAGATAACATCCGGCTTCATTTCGCCGGCCTTCGCGAACAGCTTCAGGACCGTTAGGAACTTTTTCGCTCCGCTGTTGGTTACCTGGCGCTGCGCATCTTCGGTGGTGTCACTCTCGGGCTTGGCGCGGGGATGACGGACGATGTGGATGATCATACTCTCCCGATCGAAACGCGGCCCGGGCTTACAAGGCCCGGGCGTATTTATGGATTTATTTAATTCGCACGTAGAAGACGCTTACGGTGCCGGTGATGAGGTTGGCCTGGCCTTCGGCTTCCTTTTCAAAGGTTCCCCGTGAGTCGGTGACGACGGTCAGCAGCGGGCTCGCATCTCCTGTGACAACCGAGTACCAGTCGCCGATCCCGCCGGCGGCGCCGAAGGACATTTCCAGAAACCCTACCGGATCGGTGCCCGTGACCGGAGCGGCGGCGACCGGTGCGGCATAGGGAGCCGGAAGGACCATTTTCCCCGTCAACGGATTAACTACAGGCACGATGATCGAGCCGGCCGGAGGAGCGTTCGGATTATAGACGTAGGTCGATGTCGGAATAGACAGACCCGGTCCCACCGGAATGTTCGGCTGCCCGAAGCTCGGAACCCAGAAGTAGCCCTGCACAATTCGGACCAGATCGGTCATATAGGGATCCTGTCCCCAAACCGCGATTTGCGTATCGAGCGAAAACTGTCCGGCGGCCTGCAGCAGGATCGCGGGCGTGGTGCGCGTGGGCGTGGTGGCGGTGACGCCGTAGGAGGCCTGCGAATACGGCAGCGCCATATAGGCCGTCAAAGCCGGCGGCAGGCTCGCCGCATAGGCGGCGTTGAAAGCGAGCTGGTCGGCCGCGTTATAAAGCGGGGCCAATCCGAAAGGCGTGGTAGCCGTCGACGCGGCGGCGGGCGCCGTAGTCGTGGCAGTCTGCGCCTGAATTGCCGGCATGAACGTGACGGCACAGAGGAGCGCGATCGCGAGGTTTCGCAAAGTCTTTTTCATTTGGGAGGTTCCTTGTTGAGTGAATGAATAAACGGGCTAGCCGCGCATCAGCGTTTTCTGCAACGTGAAGCAGGCATCGAAGTACTGGCCGGTGTCGGCCGCATAGCCGGAGAGCACCGGAGCGCCGGGGAGGCTGTAGGCGGTGGTCAGGATCGGGATCGGAATCGAGTTCTGGAGATAGAGCGTTCCGCCCTGCGTCCCGACATAGATATTCCAGCCGCTCGCGATGCCGGGAATGACGAGTCCTTGCCCCAGCGCCGTGTTCAGAGGGTTCATTCCGTTGGGCGGATTGAGCACGCTGATATCGATATTGAGGACGTCGCCGGTCGGAACGGAGAAGCCGGAGACGCGCGCCGAGGGCGCGGATTCAGAATTGCCTTTGTTGATCGGCGTCAGGTACCGGGTGTTGTCTACCCAGGTGATCGCGACATCATAGCTGGTCGGGGCGTTCGTGTTGACGCCGGCGACGGCCGACACTCGCGTCACATCCCAGACGCCGACATTCCATTCGTGGATCGCGCCCGGGCAGGCGAGCGGCTTGTAGCAGATCGGAACGCCCTGGTTGAACAACCGCGGCCAGTACTTTTTCCGGATTTCCGCTTCGTACATCTTGCGCTTGTTGTCATAGCGGTCGTTCATCTTCTTATAGAAGGCCGCCCGGTAAAACATATAGAGCGCGAAATAGATCGCGTATCGCTTGAGCGCCGAAGGCTTGGCGACTGAAGTCTCCGTGGGATTGGCCCCGGTTACAATGACCTGGTTCAGGGTGACGCGCGAGCGGTTGATCGTGGGCCCCACCAGGTTGAGCACGGCCGCGGTCTGGTTATAGGGCATCGCGAACGGCGGCATGAAGCCCGAGAAAGCCTGGGCCTCGACGAGAATCTTCTGGCCGACTTCATCGCAGGCCTGCGCCGCGATACCCGAAGGCGTGTCGATGGTGATGAACTCGGCGGCGGCGACTTTAGTTATTTCCGGATCCAGAGCGAGCATGTCTGCGGAGGAAACGAAATCGAGATCTGTGAAGAGAGACATGGGTATGGGAACCTGAAATCTGGTGCCCGTCCAATACGGCCGGGTGGTTCGATCGAAAGATCGAGGCTTCGATCCGTTGAGCCGAGCAATCAGCGGACAGAACTTGAAAGGGCTCCGGTTGCCCGAAGCCCGATGACTCCGATTTAGATCCTCGGATGAGGGATGTGTTTAACGCCTCCCGGCTGTGTCTGAGCTCGGCGGATTGTTGTCGCCGAGCTCTCGGGTTAAGGCGCGTTGCCAGCGGCGGGGAAGACCGCAGCAAGCGTCGGATCGACGGCGCCGCCGACCTGACTGTCAATCACGCGAATATACTTGGTCCGGTTGAGCGCGTCGGTCAGATCGTTCATCTGCCCGGCGGTCAGCGCGCTTACTGGCGTTACGGCCAGCAGCGTTTGGATGGAGGCTTCGCTGAGATGGTTTGCCATGTTTACATTTCCTTTCTGGGAGAGGTCTCCCGGTTTCTAGTCCCGGGAGACATCGAAAGAGCCGTGAGGCTCCAGGGTTAAACGAGAGGGTTAGCTCTCGTACCAGCAGGTGACTACCGCGGTGGCCGCGGAGTCGATCGCCAGCACGTTCAGGCGCATCTTCGCGTTGGCCGTGCCGAATCTCATCGACTGGATGTCATAGGAGCGAAGCTCCAACACATCACGCATCGAGGTGGTGAGGATCTGACCGGCGACGTTGATGGTTCCACGCGTCACGATATCGTTGACGAAACCGTCGACCGAATCCTGAATCGCGATCTGAATCTTCTTGGCCGCCGTGAGCGACTCGACGCGCAGCTTTACCGAGTAGTCTCCGGAGATGCCGGAGATGTCGAGGGCCTGCGAGACCGTCGCGCTCCCGAGGCCCGCCACGCCGTTACCGACTGAGCCGGTAAGCGAGAAGACGGTAGGAGAAGTCACGATAACCGCATACGAGCCGTTGGCGCCCGTATTGGTCGTCACGCCGGCCACCTGAACGAAATCGCCAGTGATGAGACCGTGCTCCGACGTGGTGGTGATGACGACCGGAGTCGCATTGGTGGCGGAGGTAATCACTCCGCCGATCGAGCCAAAAGCCCCGGCGACGGTGTGCGTCCGGGACTGTTCGAGCATTGTGGGAACTGCCATGTTGTTTTCCTTTGTCCGGCGCACCAGGTGCGATCCGGTCTAAAATCTTTTGAACGTTTGGGAACTTACTACTTCGTCGCGCCTTCGGCCTTTTTCGAAGAGGTCGATTCGCGGATTGCCTGCACCGCATCCTGACCGAGTACGATCTGAACGGGAGCCTGCGGAGGAGCCTGAGACGCCTTTAGCGCTTTGACGGCATCCATGCGCGTGCCCTGCTCGTTATGCCAGGACTGAACTTCCTCGTCGGTCGAGCGCCGGTGAGTGCCTCCGACGATGAGCTGCGCCGCGAGCAGCGGGGGAACCGAGAAGACGCGGCCGGACCGGATTCCCTTGGCGGGATTCTTGAGAGACGTTACCCAGATGACCTTGGTCGAGGCCGCCATGAATCCGTTCTGATGCTTGGAATTCAATTTGCGGATTTCGTTGTCATAGCGGGCCGCATGGGGATCGAGCTCCGCCGCCTGCGCATTGACCCGCGCCCAGAGGGCCTGCATCGGCGTCAGCTCGGAATCGGTGAAATCGGAAATGAGCTGCAGGTCTAGTTCGTCGAGTTTTTCTTCGTGTGCCATTGTGGTTTATTTGCCTTGTTGGGAATCCGGCGGCGGGCGCGAAAGCGCCCGCCATTGCCGGGCTGGCCGAGCCTAGCTCAGCATCAACACGCCGAATTGGTTGCGGAGCACGCCGACGCCATAGAGGACATCGACCGTGATCTGCTGACCGAGCGTGTTCGGATTGAACGACAACACGACGCGGAGGTTGAAGCCGCCGAAGTTCATGTTGTAGCTGATCGCGCCCGTACCGGCAGTCACCTGCGGTAGCTGGCGCGTAACGAGGCAGAGAGCGTCCGTTCCGAAGACCATGTTATTGGTCGTCGAGCCGGTGACGATTACTTTTTGCGAACGGAAGAAGTTTACGTTCTTCAGTTTTCCGACCATGCCGGTGTAGAGCGTGTTGCCCATGCCGGGGGCCATGCGTTCCTCGCTGAAGCGCGAGATTTGACGCAGAGCCGAATAGGTCGAACCCGAGACCACTGCGAACTTGGGCAGCGAGTCGGGCATCTTCGCGGCGAACAGCGCGGTCTCGGCCGCATCGACCGACGCCTCGGTAGGCGTGGTGTTGGCCGTACCCACCGACGCATTGAAGGTCAGTAAGGGATACAGATTCAACAGATCGCTTTCGATCTTTTCCGCGATCGCCACAACGGCGGGCTGCAGAAGGGTCTGCAACAGATCCGGAGCGGCCAGGACCTGCGTCACGTTCGGAATTTGGAACGTTGCTTCCTGGTGCGTGTTGAGCACAATCTGGGCATTGCCCAGGCTGGGGCTCTGGTTCTGAACTGAGCCGGCTTCGGCGATGTTGTTCGAGACCAGGTTCGGGGCGATCGGTACGTTGACCGTGTCGCCGGCATTAGCGAGGGTGCCGTCGTAATTGCGATTGACGATGGCCCCCATCACGAGATTCGCGAAAAGCGCGGGTAAAGCATAGCTGGCGACGAGTTTCGGAATCGCCTGCGCAGCGTTAGCGCTGGTGTATACTGCCATGGAAATGGCTCCTTAGTTTTGGAATTTGCCGCGAGTCAGCGCGGTCTCTGTCGCCGGTTTTCGGCGGACTAGGATGCGTCCTAGCCTTGGTGGCCGAGCATCTGGGCCAGGGCCACTGCGGCTTCTGCCTTCTGCGCGGGTGTTGCGTTCAAATCTGAGAGGGCATCGATGTCGACCGCGCCAGGCTTGCCTGACCCCCTGGTCGAACCGCTGCCGCCCTTGCCGGCAATGGCCAGCAGGTTTTCAAACTTCGTCGGGACTTCCGTCTTGATGTGAGTGTCGAATGGCTTGCCGCCGATCTCGAGTTTTCCGTCATCGTTCCTTTTGAGCTTCGGCGCGTAATAGTCGCGGGCCATGTCGCGCGACTCGATGTTGGCCCAGGGCAGATCGCTCAGGGCGCGATCGAGCGCGGACATTTTCTTCGCGTCTTCGGCTTCCTGCTTGGAGTTGGCATTCTCGATTTCGAGCGCCTTGATGCGGTCTTCAAATTCCGTGGTCTGCCGCTTCTTGAAAAAGTCGGGAGTCTTGTTTTTCAGATCGTCGGCGGTAGGAGTCTTCGCGGCTGCTGCTGCCACGGCGGCCTCGGCCGCGATTTCGGCCGGCGTCTTTTCCGAGTTCGGCTTGTCGCCGCCGATGCGCTTCATGAGCTTCTTGAGCTGCTTCGGCTTCAGTGTTGAGACGAGCGCTTCAAACTGCGCCTGCACGGCCTTGGTGCCTTTGGCGCCGTCGTTCTTGGTCGCCTTGATCGCATCGTTGACGGCTCCGGGAATCGCCGCCTTGACCGCTGCCGCGATCTGCGCCGACATCTCGGCCGGAGTAATCGTGATCGTTTCGTCTGCCATTGGTGTCCTTGTCCCGCGAGACAGCGCGGCCTGTGACCCGTGATTGCGCCCACGGCGGCGTTGATTTTGGACTTGCTCGCGAGACAGCGCGGCCTGTGACCCGTGATTGCGCCCACGGCGGCGTTACTGCAAAACTTGTGTTAGATGGTGCCCCGCGCGGAAACCGGCGTGATGCAATTCGAAGACGACTGGCCCGGCATCTTCATTCGCGGGGACGATGCCCTGGCATTCAGCCAAGTGTGCAAAGCACTAATCGCCGAATATAAAGCGGGGGACTCGATGCCGGCGGCGATCTCGCGCCTCAATAGCCTCGAGCGGCTGCTCGCCAAATGCAACGCCAGCAAAAAGCCAGAGGCCCAAATGGCTAAACTGATATCCTTCGACTAGATGGCATCGCCCAGCATTCTCATATCGGACCGCGAGTACAACTCGGGACTGGTAACGATCTATTACGGCCGCACGCCCGGGAGCCATGACGTGGAAGTATTCGTCAAGGTTGGCGCCGAAGCTCTGCCGGCCGATCATGCCCTGGTCCGTCTTGCTTATGAGACCATCACTGAGCGCCAGCTTCCGGGAGAGAAGAAACCGGCAGGCTACAAAGAACAGCTAGGCGATGGACAGAAGGAAAGCGCCTCGACCCATTGGCCGCCGACCACGCTCAAAGAGAGAGTGTGGATTGTCCGGAGGCAGGTGGTCGACATCTCCCCCGACGCCTTCGTCCAGACGGCTCAGGCGTTCCAGGTGCCGCCCGATGCGCTGTTCACCGTCGAGGTGACCCTCATGAAGAAGATCGGCGAGGCGCCTCACCGGTTCCCGTCACAGCGCGCTTAGCTCGAGTTGGCCAGGCCGTCCTGCGCCTGCGCCGCTCCCGAGATGCGCATGGTGGCTTTCTGCAGGCCCGCGGTCATGGCCAGTTTCTGCGCCTGTGCTTCCTGCGCCGCCTGCTCGGAGCGGGTCGGCGCGGCATTCACTTCGTCGATGCACTGCTGGATCACCGCGCGGTTGGCGTCGGTGAGGTAAGACTGCAGCACCCGGATCTGCGCCTGTTTGTAGAATTCGTCGGACTGGATGTCGAGCGACATCAGCAGCTCGAGTACTTCGGCCTCGTCGATCGCGGACGACTCCTCAAAATTGAAGCCGCGTATGTCGAACTCGATATTGGCGTCTCCGCGGACGAGCGCTATATCGTTAAGCAGGTTCTGTCCCTGGGCGCGGATGACGTCGCCGAACGCCGCCAGAACATCCTTTGCCGGCGTCATATCGGCTTCCTTCGATACCCCCGAAGCGGCCGAGGCGGAGGCGGACGAATCGCGGCCCTGCGCGATCAGGAACATGCTGCGAAAAATTTCTTCCCGCTTCGATTTCAGAATCTCCTGCGAGGTTTTGAAGCTCGTCCCCTTAGGCTCGGTCCACTCAAAGGATGCATCCTTATCGAGACTGATATAAGCCGTTTCCGAGATCGTCTGACAGAATTCAGTGTCGCCCTTGATCACCGCCACGGGAAGGTTGGCCATGATGACCGCCCAGATGAGCGAATTCTCGACATTCAAATGAGTCATGGAAGGCAGATAGGCGCGGTTGGCGAGCCACAGTCCGTCCGGAATCATGATGTACCGCAGCGGCACCCGGTTCTCGCCGGACATCGAATGCTTGCCCTCGTCGATCAGCTCGGCTGTCTGCTGCGCGGCCGAAGATACCAGCTCGCCCGATGCGCCGAACAGAGCAACCTCGCCCGAGTCCTTCGGCTCGACACGCGATCTCTCGTAGATGCGGTAATCCGTCCGGTCGTAATAATACCAGCGGTCGACCGAGAGCCCGTCTCCCAGAAAGGTGTGCCGGTAGGTCTTGACCTTCACTACAGCCCACAGGAGATTCCCGTAATCATCGACATCCCAATTGATCACCGAGCGCGGACCCCAGACCGTCAGATAGGGATCGAGGCCCCCGGCGGCCCGCTGCTGTGCGCGGTTCGTTACAGTTGCGTCGAGCCGCGGCAGATCGACGCAGACATAACAGCCTTTGAATACCAGAAGGTTTTCGAAAATCTGCCGCCACAAATCGATATAGGTCGTGTTCGAGCGATCGCAGTTCTGCAGGAAATCCGTATAGGGCTTTTTCTTCGCGTCCGGAAGCTTCGCCGGATCCTGTTCGCCCTTGGGCCGGATATCGATGGTCGGATCCTTACTGAACAGCTTCGACATATACCAGCCGCACCCGGTCCCGATGATTCCCTGGTAATCGAAAGAGACCAGCCGCGCCGTATAAACTTCGCTCAACTCCTTGGGCCGCTTGCGCAGGAAGCGCGCCGCCTGCTCCTGGATCGCCTGGCCGCCGCGATAGAGCAGATCGAGCATGTCCCAGGTGTCATGATTGGTCGACCAGTAGGCATGCTTCTGGTCTAGCAGCGTGACGAGGGCGGTTTGTTTCGTAGGGGTCGCTGTGCCGGGAACGGAGGAGTAGGATGGAGTCATGTCAGTACAGCCAAAAGGCCCGACAAAAGAAGAATGGATGGAAGCCGCGGCGGTCTTCGCGATGGAGCAGTTGTCGAATCTGGTTCACGGAAGGGACGGGGAGCGCGCGGCGACTATACGCGACGGACTGAAGGAAGCGATCGCCGCATTCGATGCCAGCATCGGCAAGCCTCCGGCAGCGCCAGATCCTGCGCCAGACCCAACTCCTCCAGCTCCGGCGCCCGTCAAGCCTCCGGCAGCTCCAGCTCCCGTCGAGCCGCCAGCCCCGACGACGACTGCGCCCCCAGCGGCGGCAGCGCCAGCTCCAACCGTCAAAACTCCTGCGGCTGCACCCGGAGAAACGAAAACCTAAGCCCGCCAGTAGGTGACCATTACGATATCGGTCGGAG